GACGAATTAGAACAACATCGAAAAGACGGACGCATTAAAGGTATTTACAAAGCAAATGGGGTAACAGCTAACAGGCTTCAGACAAAGCAGAAATATCAATATTCAGAAGAATTAACAAGACGAGAGGAAGCTTATAAAACAGAAATCGACCAAAGGAAAGAACTAGAAATTTTAGATAACAAAGCGGTGAAACTAGCGACTAAGAGTTATTGGAGGATAACCGTTGACAAATAAAGAAAAGATAGAAGCCGCTGAAAAGCGAATTATTGAACTACAAACACTTATTAAACATTGGAGGAAAAATGAAAATAATTAGTGTTGATGTTGTTGGTGTGCCTGTAGCGCAGGGCAGTTTAAAACGTACCGCTTTCGGTGTGATTCACAGTAATGATAAACAGTTAAAGGCTTGGCGTGATTCAGTTATGTTCGAGCTAATAAACAAAAAACCTAATGATTGGGATGTAGACGCGGCGTTTTCAGTTAGTTGTGAATTTCGCTTTATGCGTCCTAAATCACACTATTCGACGAAAGGAAACGGGAAACTAAGGGCAGCAGCGCCAAAGTATAAAACGACTAAAACAGATGTTGATAAAAATCTAAGGGCAGTTTTTGACAGTATTGAGCAATCAGGATTAGCAAGAAATGATAGCCAAATTGTTCACGCTATTTGTAGTAAACGCTATTGCGAAACAGGGGAAAGTCCGGGGGCATCTATTACGTTAAGTAGTCAACCATGACGCTTAGACTAATCGACACCTTTTCAGGAATTGGCGGTTTTAGTTATGCGGCAGAAAAACTTGTTGGAGGATTTAAAACAGTTGCATTTGTCGAATGTGAACCATTTTGTCAAAAGGTATTAAAAAAGCATTGGCCCCATGTCGAACAATTCCATGACATCAAAACCTACAACCCCAAACCATATTCAGCAGAAGTTATTTGTGGGGGATTTCCTTGCCAATCAATCTCAAACGCGGGCAAGCGCGAAGGGATCACAGAGACTTCACAATCTGGTTTGTGGTACGAACTCTACAGAGTCATTTGCTTATTACAGCCGCGATACGTCGTCTTGGAAAACGTGTCAGCAATCCTTTCTAGAGGACTTGGAATCGTACTCGGAAACTTGGCCTCGGCAGGGTATAACTGTGAATGGTGTTGCATACCAGCGTCATTTATTAAAGGAGCCTGTCACCAGAGAGATCGTTGGTGGCTTGTTGCCTACAATCAAAGCGAGCGAACCGGGGAGTACAAGTCACGGTTACGGGGACAGTCTAAAGGAGGGGATTTGCAAACAGATAGGAATACCAACAAAAAAATATCCACTACTACCAACACCAAGGGCAGCGAAGGGAATGGAAATGAGACTATCGAAAAATATGGCAAAGCTAGAACACAAGAAATATTTAGAGACAGAAATGGCGGCAAGAATACATACACATGGCGAACCACACCTCACGAACTCAAAGGAGATTGGAGAGAATGGAGTATTAAACCCGTCATTTGTCGAAATTCTAATGGGGTTCCCTCTGGGCTGGACAGAACTAAAAGATTGAAGGCGTTGGGGAATAGTATTGTGCCTCAAGTTGCAGCGATACCATTACAAAGGGTTTTAGATTTAGAAAGACTTAGTGTTACTAATTGCTAACGAGACGTAGCAAAGGGTCTACCCCTGATATATATTAAGGAGGTCAATTCGACCCGTGGAGACGCGGCTAATTAAATGACTCAGACAAGAGTTCTTTCAAAAATGCTCAAGCCTGAATTACTCAGGACTGCACAAGGATTAGACAAAAGGTTAGAGGCACAAGAAAAAGCAACAATGACGCTTTTTTATCTTTGCGCTACTGCAATCACCGCAGCCTTTATCTTTTAATAACCGCGCCCCCTTTATAGGGGGTTTTTTATTCCTTTGCTTTTATATCAATGCCGATTTCTAAATACTACGGACGTTTTGAATTTATTTGTGATGCTTGCGGCGATCCGATAGAGGAACTTGATGGCGTTGTTGATTACCCTGATCATCCTGACTCATTAACAGAGGGGAAATGGTTAAGTGAAAATATTAGAGATCCGATCCGTTTTTATTGTCGGGGAAAATGCGCGAGAGAAGGTAATGAAAAAAGATGTGAGGATTATTGGAACCATGACACGTTGAAAGACTTTGTTAAAGAGTTGGCAGTTCCTTTAAGGATGTAAACCAACGTCGGGGAGCCTGAAATCGGTACGTCTTAGGACGGCACGTCATAAATCAAGTTCTAGACTCCTTGATGAAAACAGGGCACGTAATTGGCGTGATCCATCCCCCGACATTTAATTGTTATTTTTCTATTCACAACAAACAATGCCAGCAACCCCGCGTTATCAAATCAACGATCAGGTCAATAAAAAAAGGAATACTGGGGTCTACTTGAAAATTGACTCAAAAATTGGAACCGTCATTTCAATGAGGACAAAGACCAACAAAAAAGGTACTCCCAGTTATTACGTAACAGTGCAGTGGCAAGAAGATGGTCGCACTAGTGAGCATGCCCAGCATATGCTTGTACCTGCGCCGTAATTGACAAAAAAAAAGACCCCTCGCGATGAGGGGCCAGTGGATCACTTGAGTCTCTTGATCTTGTCGTCAACTGCTCGTGACTCTTTGAGGATTTGATCAAGCTCTCGTAGCCTGCGAGCGTCAGACATTGCTAGCTGCCTGAGATTCTCGCGTAGTGCGTCAGCAAGTACGCCCATGAATAAACTCCTATGTAATTGGTGGGATCTCTCCCATGCGCGTATATATACCCCAATACGTCGCCGCAGTAATTTAGTTTATATGTACTATCTTTTATAACTTTCCAGTGATTGCAAGGGATTTACTACGGTAGTCGATTAAGAGAGTGACTACTCATTCAAATTTCTGGCACAATCGCTGCACAAGTAAAATCATGAATTGGCACAAGATTAAAAATTTTTGGTAACAGGTCTATACCAAATCACGCTAGTTAGTACACATAAACTATTCTTGAGATCCTTTGCAGTAGAGGCGATCATAAGAAATAATATATTTGTACTTGTGGATGAAATGATTTCCACAGGTGTCATAATATGACGCTTAATACGGCGGCATAGCGTTGAAATATTGTGGGCCAGCTCAACCACTGCTTTGCTCACTGGGGATTCAGTAACGGGGACCACTGAACTGCTGACCCAACCCAAACTTAACCCGCTAGGCTTAATGTGCAAGCGTAGTAAGTGTTATGCGGCGTTTCCTTGATTGGTTAGGTTCAGGCTTTGTTTATAGATCCCCGACGAATAAAATTGAAGCTTGGAGAAAAAACGCTATGTACATGACAAGTAGGCAGCTTAGACATCTAGCAGGAACAACGAGCCATGTATCAAAAGCCGTTTTAATTAGTCGATATATTAATGAAAATATGTCTAAAAATGAGTATCCTGATTAAGTAGTTTACTAATGCAAGCTACCTATTAAACATCGTCCGGTGGAATGTTCGATGCTATTAAACCTCTTTAGCGCTTAGAGGACGTTAAGGGGGTTTTTTAGTGTCTACCTATTACGCCAATTTCTATTCCTACTAGGTTCTGAACGCGCTTGCTCCCGTTCTATAGCGTTTAGCCTATGAAAGATTTCGCGTATGTCTGATTGTCTCTTAGAGGATCTATTAGCTAAGACCATCAGGAGGGCGCTAACCATTGCACCAATTAACGCGGCGTATATTTCTGTCATCTGTTACCTAGCAATTTGTTCCACTTATTTCTAATTTGTAGTTCTTTCCATAATCCTGTAAACGTGCCTGTATGTGGATGATTAGGTGAATCACGTTGATCAAGCCAGTACATATCCTCTAACAATTGAGCGCGGGCTGCGTTCTCCCAGATTGATATGGGTTGACTCATCACTACAAGGCATTAGTTTATATATGGTATTACGTCTGCATAGTAAGTAAAGGCTTATGACTGAACAAGCAACAAAGAAACCAGAGGAAGAAAAAAAGAATCCTCTACAAAAACTGAAAGAGGGTTTAGATGATAAAGAAGAACAGTTAGCCATTATTGGCGTTTTTGTTAGGTTAGGTGTCGTTGTTTGGACGGGTTTTATCGTAACTTTAAATTATATTTCTATCCCCGGATATGCCTCTGAACCTAAAGATATAACTTTCCCGGCTTCGTTGCTAACAGGCGCTTTAGCTAGCTTTGGACTTGAGGCATCAGGGAAGAAAAGAGGCGATGGAACATTCAAAGTCGACGAAAAAGATAAGCCATTAAGTAAGAAAGATATTGAGGCATTGTTATTGAATCAATCAGGTAATTATCAAACAATAAGAGTAGAAACCCCAATTAAATTAGTACCAGTTGAACCAAAAATTGACCCGATCTCTGGTAAAGAGATAGACCCACAATCAGGCAAATTAAAATCATGAAACGCCTACTAATCCCCTTTGCTTTCTTTCTGGCTGCTAGCCCCTGTTATGCAAACTATAAGCACGAACTAAAAACAGTTGTTAGCGCTGATGTTGCTGGTAGCTATTCCCACGCCAAACGAATCGGCTCTAGTTACTCTTTTAGTTCCGAGGG